GCCCAGCGGAACAGTACTCGACCCGTTCGCCGGCACCGGCACCACCGCCGAAGCCGCCATCAAAGAACACAAACACGCCATCCTCATCGAACGCGAGGACACGTATCTGCCGCTGATCGTGGCCCGCCTAAACCAACCCATGGAGATCGGATTCGACTTTGACTGACATCGAACCCATCCCCGACCTCGACACCCCCACGGCCCGCCCGCCGCGGGTCGACCTGAAACGGTGGGCCGAAGAATTCCGCGACGTCTACCGCATCGCCGAAGCCCTCTGCAAAACCCCGTTCGTCCCCAAAGAAATGATCGGTCGCCAAGCCGACGTCGCCGCCGCGATCATGAAGGGTCAAGAGCTGGGGTTGGATCCGTTCGACGCCCTGGGCTCGATCTATATCGTTCACGGGCGCGTCGGGTTCTACGCCGACTTCATGCGCCGCCGGATCGTGCAGGCCGGGCACACCCTCACTATCGTGGAATCCACCGAAACCCGCTGCATCATCGAAGGCGTGAGGAAAGACACCGGGCAGAAACACCGCGCCCAGTTCACCGCCGACCAGGCCCGCCGCGCCGGCATCGACCTCGGAAAATACCCGGCCGACAAACTCATCGCCCGCGCCACCTCGAGGCTATGCACCCAAGCCTTCCCCGACGTCCTGTCCGGCACCCTGATCGCCGAAGACCTCATCGACGGCGTCATCCCCGCCGACGACGGTGTCACCGACTACGCCACCGCCGCCGGCCCCGCCGGCCCACCAGTGCAACGCAAACGGGCCACCAAACCCCCCAAAGCCGCACGCACCCAACCCAAACCCGCACCCACCCCCACCGAACCCGACACCGAGCTCGCTGAACTCCTCGGCGACACCCCCCCGAACAGCGGTGCTGGCGGCGCTACGGGCGCCGACCGGCTCTCGACGACACATGGCCCGGTCAGCCAGCACCGCCCCCCCGAACCGGCCGCGTCGGCGGCAACCACAGATACTCACCCCGACGCGGCCATCAGCGACGACGTGGGCCAACCGCCACCCACACTCATCGACTACACCACCGAACCCGACCCACCCATCACCAAACCCCAACTCACCAAACTCCACACCATCCTCAGCAAAATCGGCATCGAAGCCCGCGACGACTACCTCATTCTTTGCCAAGCGATCATCGGCTACGACGTCGCCAGCACCAAAAATTTGACCAAAAACGAAGCCCGACAACTCATCGACACCCTCGAAAACTGGCAGCAAGACACCGAATACCTGATCGGCGACCGCATCAACGACATCCTCAACACCGCCGCACTAGCAGCCGACGCAGATGAAACCACCGCGCCGCCCGAACGCTAGGCGGTCAGGCGGCGGCGATGGTCATAGGAAACACCAGAAAGGATACCAGCTACCGAGTAGTCGACAACCCGAGCACCTAGGTCAATGTAAACCAGCTTCACATCGTGATAGGAAACGATACCGTGCATAAAACCCCCTCATCTGCGGTTGGCGACCGCGATCTGCTGTTCGCGGGCACAACATTCGACGGCCGCACCACCCAGCTCGACGCCGACGAGATCACCACCCGCAACGACGGCAGTTTGTGGTTGTTGCGTTCGGTGGCGCCGCCGCCCGCCAAGCTGGTCCCGGTCGCGATCCTGGGCCGCGACCTGTGGTCGTCCTGCGTGCCGGCGGACGCCGACATCGTCTGGCACGAGCGTGAGCACCCGGTGCCCAGGTTCGCGTGATCGGTGCGATGATCACCGGTGTGGGCCGCCCGCGGCAACAATCCTGCAAGTGCGGCCATCTGTTCACCCCGGCCAACGTCCGCCACGGCCGGGACGGGCGGCAGGAGTGCTGCGCTTGCGCTCGGCGCCGCGACCGGGACTGGAAACGCCAACACCGCGCACACCTGCCGATTGTCGACGACAAACCGGCCACCGTCGCATTGGTCGTCTGGGGCGCAGACTTGCGCGCGTCCTGGAGTTTTCACCGCAGCCACGCCGACGCCGCCGCACACGCACCCACCGACGCCCCATTCACGGTCGTCGACATCGCCCGCAAACCCTGGATCTCCCACCACACGATCGGCAAAGGAACCAAGATGAGCCCCAAAGAGTTGCTGCGGCTTCAGGCCGCCGCCCTCGCCGACAACGACCGGCCGATGCGCCCACACCCCGCCGGCTTGGTGGGCCGCTGTGCCGACGCGCTGGACGACGCCGAACTCCTCGACAACGACCCGACCGCCAGCCCCCAAGCCAAACAAACCGCCCAACAATTCGCCGCCGCCCTCACAGCCGCCCTCGCCGCCGAAGGCTGACCCCCCGCATACATCACCCCACCCGGCCCCCGTTCGGCTGGGGCCTGATGCATCAGGCCCCCGCAATCGGCACCGGAATCACAACGCTGTAACCCGCCGGGGCGCACACTGAACCCCGAGCCCCGACCCGGGTTGATCCCCGACACCCGGCTGGCCGTTGCCGGTGACAGGGGACTGTGCCTCCCCGGGCCGGGGCCACCCCAGGCATAGGATGAGCTGCTAGACGTGGACGCGGTCACAGGCCTGATCAACCCCCAACCCCGTCCGGGCGGCACGCCCAACGCTGGCGTCTAGCACGCCGTGACGGCCCCTCTCTGATGGCGTCAGGGGCCGCCACCGGCACACGTAGTCGCGAGTCCGGCACGGATGGCGACGCCCGGCACGGGCACCCCAACCCATTTCGCTGCGCCCAGGAGGCCGCGCATGTCCGAACTACTCCAGCAATTGACGGCCCGCCGCGACGCTGCCGTCCGCGCCGAAGAAACCGCGCTACTCGAAATCCGAAACTCTGGCCGTGAAGTCCTCACCGAAATCGAAGCCGCCCGCCACCAGCAGGCCATCAACGACATCCGAGATTTATCCACCCACATCGCCGACCTCGAGGCCGACGAACAACGCGCCGGCATGAACAGCCCGATCGTGCGACGCATCCAAGCCGCCCAACAGACCCAAAACAGGAGCAAAACCATGTCCGTGTCCGTCAACGAACCCGAGCTGTACCGCCGCGGCGGCCCCCACTCCTTCGGCTTGGATCTGATGCGTGCGAGCACCCCCGGCATGGACCTCGACGGCTCAGCCCGCCAACGCCTGCAACGCCACACCGAAGACATGGCCCAACGCGCCCAATTCGGCGGCTACGAATACCGCGACATTTCCCGGGTGGATGGCAGCGGCGGTTATGGGGTTCCGCCCGCTTGGCTCATGGACCAATATGTGACCTATGCCCGTCCGGGCCGGGCGTTCGCGAATTTGTGCCAGCGACAGCCTTTGCCGGGAGGCACGGATTCGATCAATATCCCGAAGATGCTTACTGGTACGACTGTTGGAATTCAGACGGCTGATAACACGACCGTGTCCGAGACGAATTTGACGGATACTTTCATCAACGCCCCCGTCAGGACGATTTCCGGTCAGCAGGGCGTGGCAATTCAATTAATCGATCAGTCTCCGATCGCTTTCGATGATGTCGTCTTCCGTGACCTGACCAGCGCCCATGCGGCCGTCCTCGACCAGCAGGTGATGTACGGCACCGGCGCCAGCGGCCAAGTCCTCGGCGTCACCCAAACCCCCGGCATCACCGGCATCGCCGTCGCCTCACTGGACATCGCCGGGATCTACAAAGCCATCGCGAACGCCATCCAGACAATTCACGTCTCGAGGTTTTTGCCGCCCGAGGTGGTTGTGATGCACCCCCGCCGCTGGGGATGGCTTTTGACACTTCTCGACACCCAAAACCGGCCCCTGTTCGTGCCTGAAGGCAATAGCCCCTGGAATGCGGCCGGCCTGCTGGAAGACGTCGATTCCCAGCAGGTCGTCGGCAGAACTCACGGGCTCCCCATAGTCACAGATCCAAATATCGCCACCAACCTGGGCGCCGGCACCAACGAAGACCAGATATTCGTGATGAGGGCCAGCGATTTAGTGTTGTGGGAGTCTGGAATAAGAGCGAGGGTGCTCCCCGAAACGAGGGCAGCAAACCTCACGGTCCTGCTCCAAATCTATTCGTACTTGGCATTCTCCTGCGCTCGCTATCCGGCCGCGGTCATCACCCTGAGCGGCCTCACCCCACCCAGTTTTTAAAACGACGTTCTGATGGCCACCCAAAAACAAGCCCAACCAAAGCTCGGGCGACCAGACAACCCGGTACTCGAAACACCGTGCACCGTCCAAGACCTGCAGAACTGGCTCAAAGAGCTGCACGCGCTGTTTCCGGGCGACTCGGTCACGCTCACCATCGAAACCGACATCCACAAGATCGAGGCCATCATCGACGCCGGCCGCCCGTAGCGATCGCGACCATCGCGGGAATCGGTTTAATGGAATCCGATTCCATTAAAGCTCGCACCTTTGGTTGTCCACTTTGTGGACGTTTCAGGGTTGCTTGTCGACGTCTCGGGGCCCGTTTGCGGGCAGTTTAGGGGCCTGGACCCTCGCCAGGACCATCCCGCCGGGTACCTACCCTCCGCGCCACCCTCCGGCGCGGGTACCCACCCTCCGGCGACCACCCCAGGCCTACCATCCCCGCCGGGTACCTGCCCTCCCCGACGGTCACCACTCCGCGCGGTGGTCACCATCCCATGTCTAATAGCCGACCGTGTGCAATAACGCCAACCCTCCAATTGGCTCCACGGCTCCACCGTGTGCAATAGCGTCAGCAAGGGGGAGTGGGGTCGCAAAGCCATGAGCTAATGGGGGGCCCCCGATGGCCCCTCGCCAAATATCCCCCCGAGCAACGAAAAAATCCTCCCTGGAATCCTAAAAGTGCTGGTAGAAGCGATATTGCTGCAGAACAGTTAATTACCGTAGGTAACGATCTACCTGCGGAAACCCGATTTTCGGAAAGCCAGCAAACCCCCTAAACCGTACTTCCAGGCCGGACCGGTGCCGTTGTCGACAGTGTCCAATAGCCGGTTTTGTTCAATAGAGCGGTGGTGTCAAATAGCGCGGGCGTGTCAAATAAGGGTTTCCGCCGTAATCCGTTGGAATTTTTGACAATCCGCCGAAATTTCGTTACTTTCCGCCGGAATTTCCGACAATCCGCGGGGATTTCTGGCAATTCGCCGGAATTGGCT